GCGCGGTCAGCATCTGCTGAATCAACGGCATGACGGCTTCAATCGCAACTACAAGGAATCCGCCGAAAAGTTCGATGATGGTGGTGAGGGGGGCAATAATCGGCTGAATCGCATCTGCGACCAAACCCAAAATAGGCGCGAGGGCAGTAAGCACCGAACCCACCAGTTGCGACAGCGGACCGAGCAACGGCGCAACAGCGCTGAGGATGGACGACAGACCACTCACTAGGGGGACGATAGCGGGGGCGAGGTTGCGCAGCACCACCGCGAAAGCGTCACCGACCTGATTCAACGCTTCGAAAATCGAGATCAGAACCTCTTGCCCCTGGGCAGACGCCAAGAAGTCATCCACTACCCTAAGTGCCTCCCCGAAGGCCCCAAGGATGTTGCCACCAGTCGTTTGCGCCGCAGCTCCGACTGATGCGAGAATACCCACAATCGGCTCCAGGATGTCACCGATGAGCGTGAACGTTTTCAACGCCTGATCGACCCATTGCACAGCCTGCCCGCTTGCCGCGGCCTGGTCGAGGAATGCCGCGAACTGCGTAATGAGGTTCGCGAGCCCCGCACCCGCGTTTTCTCCGAACGCATCATTGATGGCGTTACCGACGTTGAGTAGCGCCTCGAACAGTGCCGCTAGCGGTTCCTGGAGCTGAGCGAGAATCCCCGCCATGATCGAGAAGCTCTGGTTTACGAAATCGACGCCTTCGGCGGAAGTCGCCACCGCTGCAAGCCCGACAATGATCCCGTTGATTTCAGTCGCTACCGCGGTCATGCCAGCGGTCACGGGGCCAAGCAGGGTTTCCGCGAGCGTGTTCAGGACGTCATCGAAATCCTGGAAGAACGCGCCCTGTACCGAATTCCGAAGCTCCTCCAGCTCCGGCATAAGGTCACGAATGGCCTGTGCGGCTGCCTGGACAGAAGGTGCTAGACCTTCCATGGCTGTGTTGAACTCTTCGGCGGTACCCGTTGCGGCTGCTTCGAAGGCTTCGCCTACGCCCAGCGTGGCGACACTGAGCGTCGTCATGCCCGCGGCAAGCACGCCGATACCGGAAGGCAGTGCGGCTACGATACCGACAGCGGGCGCGAGCGCCGCGGCGAACTGCACAGCGGACGCCGCCGCCGATGCGAGCGCGAGGCTCAATGCCGCGAACGCCGGAACCGGCAGCTTGATGTCCGCGATAGATGACAGAGTGTCGCTCAGACCTGAGCTGAACCCGTCGCCGAACTCCTGCCCGGTATCCGACCCGATACTTCCGATGCCGCGTGAAATTGACCTCTCGGCGCGTTCTACGCCTTGCGTAAGTGAGCGTTCAACGGTGCGACTGGCATTGCGAGCGGCACGCCGGACTTGACTCACGTCAAGATCGGCAGTAATCTCAACAAACGCCTCATCTAGCGGACCCGCCATTGCCGCACCTCAACCCCCGTTAACCTGCGCTCACAGTGTACCGCTTATTTCCCGCGTTTCCTGCCGCTCACTCCCGGTGCGGTCAACGTCGCCATGGCCGCTTTCGAATTGAAGTTGTTCGTCTTGTCGTCCCCGTACCATGCGGGTTTCGGAGCGCGCTTGCGCTCCGGTCTGCCGTTCCGCGGAGCCGCGATTGCCTTCGCAACTGCGGGACCTGCTTTCTGCATGTCCCACTCCGCCACCTTCTCAGCGATCACCGCATCGAATTTGTCTTTGTCCTCGGTTGAAGCGTTGCGCGTGGCAAAGTAGTACACCAAGTTGAGCCATTGATCCCAAGGCAGTTGCAAGTGGTCGACGTTGCGTGAAGCGCACCAACCGTCGAAGGTGGGCCACACCTGATCTGATGTGGCCCAATCCTCTAGGGAGATTGCGGCAACGTAATGCCTTTTCCCAGTGCTTCACCGATCACCCAAGTGAGAATTTCGTAGAACGCCCCGATGTCGATCGCATCGTATTCGCCATCGAATCGACGCTTGAATCGGCCGAGCGATTCGGACTCGAAGACTTCGGCAAGCAGCTTGAAGATCGGCTCAGTTGCATCACGGTCAACGTTTTCATCCGCGGCGAGTGACTGAATTTCGATCGCCTTACGGTAGACCGCAAGCGCAGCAGGACTGACGGGTTCAGCCCCATCAGGGGAAACGAGTGCCAGAATTTCACCCGCGAGACGAGAGAACTCATCGACACGCGGATCCCTCATCGTTTCTGCGGGTGCCTGAGCTGCTGCCTGCATTTCCCCGGCAAGACGGGAAAGCTCGGTCATCCGCCCAGCGGGAACACTCGCCTTAAGGCTGAACACCTCATCGTCGATGTCGAATTCGATGGGTTCTTTCCGCGTGGTAAAGCTCTTACGAGTCATGATGTCACCTGTCTATGAGAACTGCGTGAAGCCTTCCCGAAGTCCGTCAACGAGGAACGGGTTAGCCTCCATGTACCGAGTGCCTTGATGTACATAGTTGGCGTACTCGACATCGGTACCGATCCGCTCAACAATAGCACCGTTTCGGATGTACTCCCGAATCTCGATAGAGTTGACCAGGTTGCCTGTGTCGATGCGCCGCGGATCGGAATTCAATCTGCGCTTAGCGGCTGCCTGTGTGGCAAGTGCGCGAGCACGTAGGTTCATCACGACGCCAGAAGACGGGGAGGTCATGAGGACGCGGATGTTCCCGTAGTTGGTCGAGTGCTTGACTCTGGATGTCGCCACGTTGACCGCCTAGCTGATATCGCAGGGGTAGCCACCGTTGGGAACGCCGATCTGAACCGTAATCGCAGACCCCTGGCAGCCGCCCATAGGCCCCACCATGGTTTGCGGTCCGATCGTGTACCGGTCGAAGAGCTTCACACCGTTAGTACGAGTGGTGCCCGCGCACAGGCAGCACATGAGTCCAGCGCGGACTGCCCATGCGTCTTCAATCGCCACGCGAGCGGCGGCGTCGACTTCGGAACATGGAGGGGGATTGCCCATGTCGTCACCCGTAGGGGAGCACCGGAGCATCGACACCGTGTATTGGAAGACGAACAAAGGCGGCCCGCACTTGCGCATACCGTCGTTCTGTGCCGCATCCCAGGGGTTCGGGAACGTGCCCGACTCGTACGGACGGTCAAGCGACACAACGAGCTGCCCGCACTCGCAGTCGTCCCAGGCGATTTGCCCCGTCGTGATGCACACGCGACCGGGTAGGCCCGTGGTCGTTCCCTCAAGATAGGGGAGAATGCAGTCCCGCAAGTGCTCGGCAAGCTCGTATCCTGCGAACGGGTTCGCGTTAGTGAACACCATTAGGCTGTCCCCACCCGTCGATGCTTCGGCCCGTCGATGTCAAAGATGTTTGCCATTCCGGTACCAGAGGGGTTGAACGTCTTAATGAACAGATCCGGCCAGTACATGCCGGTCATGCCGCCCTTGAAAGCCGTCTCCGAATCGAAGAACACCTTTTTCACGCCCTGTCTGGTCACCTCCTGCACAGTGCCGGAAGGTAGGACACAACCGGAGGCGTTAATGCATCGTTTGGCGATCTCAACCGCGAGCTGTCCCGCGGCGAGCTTGCCAAGCTCGGGAACGTCCTGCCCGTAGTCCGCGGTGACTGACCACGTGCCGACCTCGGTATCTTCAAGGTTCATGTCATTGCAACGCGGCCACTCTTCGCCGTCGATACGAACGAGGAGGTTGAAATTGTCGACGCGATAAGCCGTAGGGGGCAGCGTGACGCCATCAACCTTGACCGAGGTAATCGAGGCCACCGGGTACGGGAGGCGAACTTCGGAGATGTGCGAGCATGAGCAATCGGAGAAGCATGAACCACATGCGATGTTGGTCCATGCGCCGCCGATCAATGCGGGCTGCGGAAACGGCCACGATGACCCGGTGAAGTCATACCAACCGCCAGTTGTGGGGATCCACGGGCCAGCGGGGAGGCAGTCTTTACGGCACGGTCGCAGCGCTACTGAACAGACACCGAACTGACGTTTCGTGCGGTTCCACAGGATTTCGGTGGCGATCATCGCCGCCATCGCCTCAAGCTCGTCCGTCACCTCTTCGGGGAAGTTCGCGCACGACAGGTCCCATGCTTGACACGGGCCGAAGGCAGCGCTACCTGTAGCGGTCGGAAGCGGGTTAATAACAGGCATGGTGCCACCTAAGGAGAGTCGAACTTGCCAGCGCGTCTGACAAACGCCTGCGTCGGGTCGGCGAGGTCGGTCGCGTCTTGCCGCACCACGATCCACCCGAGCAACGCCGAAAAGACGTTCCCCTCCGGATTCGGGATGAACGCCGTATTCCCGATGGCTTCAACCGCTTCGGCCTGGGTGGCGTAGGTGTTCTGCCCGTACTGCACGCGCACCTGCTGAGCCACCGCGTTCAACGGGTAACCCCAAACCCGCTGAATCGTCCACCGGCCAGCGGGTACCGGGGTGACAACGCCACCGACATCGTAGTTGGCCGGGTCAAGCACTGTCCCTATCAGGCCCTCGGAAAACGCGCCTTGCGTGTTGTACTGGAAGGCGACCGGTGCCTGCGCGGCGATAGTGGAAATATGCGGGTTGTCCGGGTCGGGAACGAAGTTGAACGACCGGGAAAAGATCGTTCCCTCTGTCTTATTGAAAGACAAGGTGCCCGGTACCGGCGACAAGTGGTTACCCGTCCTGCTGAACGGCCCGAGTCCGATCATCAAGTCCGTGAGCTGGTTCATCGGCTGGTTCAACGAGATGGGTAGCGTCTGGTCAAATACGAGCGTGCTTGCGCCGTCGAACGCCGTCAACCCGAGGACCAAGTTGTGCCGTCTCTGCTGCGGGGTGGGTGCCATAGCCTGTTGGATGACGTTCGCGTTCTCATCCATGAGCCACCACGTGAGAACGCGCGTCATCGAGGCTGGCGTAAGCGATTCGGTCCGTTGCGGCGACTCTACCTTGACAATGATCGGTTCCGAACCGTCCTGTGGCTGCGTGGTCACGTACCCGACAAGCGGCCCGATATCGAGGTCGGGCGGGGTCACCAGGTTGGGAGTGAACTCGCCTCCCGCCGCTGTACCTGTCGAAAGGTCGGACTGTTCTTGCGACACGCCTACTGAGATTTCGAAAGTCCACCCGTTGATATGCAGCCAGTAGTCGCCGTGCTCCGCGTAGAACGTGAGGACACCGCCGGGTCCGGTTTCCAGCGGATTCGGGAGCGGGACAGTTCCCGAGATTCCCGCGAACAGCGGCGCTTTGACGTTCGAATCGAGGGGGAAGACCGTCGCGGGCACGCCTATGGCAAGTTCACCGGACGGAAACCAGAAGGTGTCCGAATACCGCTGCAATACCACAACTACCCCCGATGTCGATGCTAACAGTGTACGCTCAGATCAGCCTGCGAGTGGACGCTTCTTGGGCACGTCAGGTGTTGCGCCTTGCCGCGGTACGCGGAGTACCGACGCCGGTTTCTGCCTGTTGCTCGCCACGCGCTCAGTGCGAACCCCCGCACCTGGCGGTGTACTGGAGATGCTAGCAACTGGTCGTTTCGGGAACCGCCGCCCAACGGCGATTTTCGGGGAGAGATCGACGTATGTGCTATTCCATTTCACGCTCAGTGCCGAAACCTCTTCGCCGAGGAACTGATGCGCCTTCCGTCCGCGGCCGTGCCCCACCAAACTATCGTCATCGCGGTGGTCGACGAGCGTGGGCCACGTGCAGTACGTAGGCAGCCGCAACACGTCGATGGCGTAGCGTCCGATGCGGCGATCATAGTTCGGGTAGGTCTGCTTGTCGCACCACGGCAGCATCCTATTGATGATGTCCGTAGGGGCCATGATCGCCACGCCCCAATTGAGGGACGGCATACGAATCCAGGAGGCGTTAGCAGCATTCGCAGCGTGCACCGCGCGCTCTACCCGACTTGCCACGGGCCTGCGCGTACCTGTGTAGGGGGAGACTAGGCAGCGCTCCGGCAGGAACGTAGCAGCCTTTTCAAGTCCCGCGATGAGATCCCGCGTGACCAGCGCGTCATCCTGAACAACCATGCCCCAATCGGCCGTCTGGTCAATCGCTTCCCAGGCTCGGCGTCCGGTGTCCCATCGATCCGAACGGCGATCCCAGATCACATCAGCTTCGGTGAGCCCGAGCCGTTCGAGGAGTCCGGGGATGTGGTGGGCGCGTTTCTTGTGCGCCATGATCTTGACAGACAGTCTCACAACCCCACCTTTCCGTAAACGAAGAA